GCTGCCCAATCAACGCTGGCTGGCCAGTTCACTGTCTGACTTCCTCCATTGGTCAGAGTCAAAGTGAAACCACACAATTCATCTGAGGCCGTAGGATTAGAAAAAGTAAACGTATTAGCCGAGGTATCCACTGTAGCTGACACAGAGTTACCATCGTTCAAATCAATGTCCTGCGTTCCTCCCCCTGTAGCTCCGATTGCATTGGTGACTTCCCCGTAGTCCTTGAGGTTAACCGCAGATACGATTTGATCGGCTCCAGTTACCGCACCAGCCAAAGTAAGGCCAGTAAAAGTCGGGCCTGTAGCAAAAGCTAATGCACCTGACCCTGTTTCATCCGTTACTGCGCTGGCTAGATTTGCTGAAGAGGAAGTTCCTAAAAAAGTTGCAACATTAGTCGCAAGTCCTGATACCCCTGTGGAAATTGGTAATCCGGTGGCATTAGTTAACGTACCGCCTGATGGTGTGCCTAGCGCCCCGCCAGTAATAAGGACATCTGCGCCACCTTCCTGTAAATTTCCGGTGAAGTTTGCTGTAGCATCGGCATAGGCCGCATAACCAGCAGTTCCAAGGGTGTAATACGCGAGTGAAGTCCAGGCTGTAGCGCCATCACCAGACTTGAGCTTCTTTGTGTCTGTCTCAAGACCCAATTCGCCATTTGAAAGTGTTGGATTAGCAGAAGTCCAGTTTGCGGCTGTATCTCTGCGGATTTGAATTTTACTAGCCATTATGCTGACCCTCCGTCAATTAGCGGAATACCTGTGTAATTTGAAGTTGCTGTACCACCATCAACACTAGCTGTTCCCGCTAGAGCGTCAATCGCCTGTTTTACACGCAGGGGAGAAAAGATTTTTCCGCCCGTTTCCGTACCAGCTTCAGCTTCAGCTTCAGTTGCAAGATCATAAGCACCCGCAACCGAAATAAAATCTAACGTTCCTGACCCGTTTGTACCAAGAACAGTGGAAGCAGCCCCATCTGATGTTGGATAAGCTAACCCGCCAGCGGTTAAATTCGTTGTTGCTAGAGTTGTAAGGCTAGAACTACCTGTGCCAGTAATATTGCCTGTGACATTTCCGGTAACTGCACCTGTGTGCGTTCCTGCGGAGTTTCCGGTTACGTTGCCTGTAATATTTCCAGCGAAATTTGTGGTTGCTGTAACAACAGTGCCTTGCACCGCTCCGGTTGAAGTAACCGAAGTAGCACTTAGAACGCCCGTAGTGAGCGAAGAAGGATTTGTTCCGAGTTCAACAACAGCGGCAGAAGCGTTTTCTGTGAAGAGTCTTTTATCAGCTACATTGACTGCAAGCTCGCCTTGAACTAAATCTGAACTTGATGGAACATCAGACGCAGTAGAGCTATTTTTGGTAATGATGGTTGCCATGCTTTACCCCGTTTTGTTAAAAAAAAGGGGGCAACTTAATGCCCCCGAATCTCAAGGGAGAGTTTTAAGCATTCACCATCAAATTGAACGCAGCATCAGGACGGTAAGTTTTTACTCCGTAAATTGTATCGGCAGTAAATAACGTACCAAGCCATTCTTGCTTGTACTGAGTTTGTGTTCTGATGTTTTGCTGTTCAGCTAGAATGAAAGCCTCTTTATGAAAAATTGTAGCGGCTTTGATTTCTCCACCAGCGCTATTTTCAGCAGCGGTTTCAGTGGTAGAACAGTTAGAAGTTACATAAATCTCAACACCGTAAAGGTTGCCGATTCGTCCATTTGAAACGCCTCGGCCATCTACGAAGTCGCTGCTTACATAACGATCTATACCCATAATGGTTTTACGCATTGAGGGAGGAATAACAAAGTATCTTTCATCGAAAGGAACGTCATTGTCATCCAGCAGCTTGATAACACCTCTTATCGCCGCGTCGTCGACCAAATCTGCCGTAGTAACTGTGTCAACCGCATAAGCAGTTAAACCAGAAGAGGCGTCATTGTAGTAAGAACCAGAGCCGACCCAATTAGCAGTTTGGTCGCCAATGGCTTTTCCAAGCTCAGCTAGGTCGCTATCCGTCTGGGTGGAAAGTGCATAGCCAGCATCGTCGGTGTAAAAACCTCTCATGCTAGAAAGCGCTTGGATTTCAGTTACATCTTCCATTAGCTTTGAATACTCGTAATGCTTGTCGATCAAGACTTGCACTTCGCTTTCAGTATTCGCTTGAACGGTCACAGCGGTTTTTGCCGCTTTAGCCGTTGCAGTTCCGCGAGTGGGAGCAGGAATATGAATTGTGTCGCCTTTCTTTCCAACCATAGGAAGACGCTTAACAAGACCAGCGCGAACTAAACGCTTTTCGTATGCAGCCCGAATTTCATCAGACCATAGTTCAGGTATAAAATTTGCCTGAGTAGTATTATCACTAAAACCACCCGTGGCAGGATAAACAGAAGTTGCCATTGCAGGAATCTCCGAAATTAATTACGAACAACACGACCCTCTGCATACGCTCGCATAATTTCGTCGCTACGATCAGCATAGGCTTGCGGGTCATCAATTTTGAGTCGCCTAATATCGGAAGCCCTGTACTTCTTTTTGCTAACTGGTTCTGAGCTGCCAGTTGCCGCGCCACTAGACGCAGCCCTTACAGATTCAGAACGCTTCATTTTTGGTTGTTCTGGAGCTGACTCCGTTTGATGTTGTCGTTTGTATTCATCAAAAATGTATACAGCGCTTTCAACATTCAAATCATTGTTAGCTTCGTTAAACAACCTTAGCCGAACTGCATCTTGAGACACCCAATCCACAAACTGTTGATCCTGGACAACCTGAACCATATCAGGATGCCTAGCCATGATTTGCTGAGCGGCTTGTTGCTGCTTTAGCTCTTTCAGCGTATCGCGTGTTTCTGTTACTACTGGATGACTCTCAATCGACTTCTGAATAGCATCTTCAGGATTACCGAAATAGTCTAACTCTTCCTTTGGCTGTTCCTGCTTGCTTGCGTCGAGCTGTCCTTGTATGAAATTATCCGCTTTCTGATACGCAGCAATTTGAAGCCGCGCATCTCGCACTTCTTCTGATTGCTTGCCTATCATCGTTTGCGCCTGATTAAGCATTTGCTCAACTTCATCACGCGACTTTTCAGCGAACTTGGATGCGCTTGTCTTATCGACTTCAGAAGCATTACCTTCGTCTATCGGAACCAACCCATCTTTGTTTTCTTCGGACTCTTCGTTTACTAGCTTTGCAGCCATAATTAACTCCGCGATTCAAGACCTTTCGGCTACCTTGTTTAACGAAAGACTATGCGTTAGCTACCTTTCGTTCTGCTTTTATTTTTTCTTGCCGCATCTTTGCCCATTTCATCGTCGCAGAAGGGTAATCCCCACTGATCGGATCAAGGCTAATGCCACGACAAGAAACTACTCTGGTTGACACTTGCTCGCAGACAGAGCAAGTAATTTCACGAACAGAACTTTCAACAAATTTTTCAATACGATGACCGTCAGGACATCTAAATTCAAAGATCATTCTCATTCGCTAAACTTTCGACCTGAGTTTCAAGTGAAGTAAAAAAGGCGAGGATATTAAGCTGTCCCTTTCGGAACATTAAGTCATCGTTGTCTTTTGTTGCTTCAACTGAATTTATGTTGACTGTGTTTTTGGACAAATCTTCCATCAACATTTTCCAACCCTTTGTACGAAACATCTCGTACATCGCGTCAACGTATTTTTCGTTTTCGTCAGACACAGTAAATTCTCGCTAAATTAACATATTTTACTTTTTAGTACAAAAATTAGCACTATATTAATATCTCTAATATTTTAATTACGCACAGTTATTTTTGCTTCTTCGATACCAAGTTTTTTCTCTTTGATTAGGGTTTCAGCAACCTTCGCCCTACGCTCGAAATCCTTGTCCAGATCACCTTCGGCTCGCATAGTTGTTGCGATAGCTTTCAAGCGCTCGTTCTCAAGGTCGATTGGGATAGCCTGTGTTTCAGTAGCAAGTTTCTGCGCTCTTGCTTCAGACTCGCTGGCCTGACCATTGAGTGCATTTGTCTGTGACTGCTGGAATTGCAGTTGAGACTGTTGAACAACTTGAGCCGCCTCTTGTTCCTCTGGATTGGGCTGCATTGACTGTTTAATGACCTCAAGCATTTCTTCACGATTTTGAAGCTGCATATTGTCAACGATAGCTTGAACTAAAACCGGATAAATTGGCGAATCTTGCGACATTGTTTGAAGCAACTGAACTAACTGTGTTACTTCGTATTCGCGGGCAATAATTCCTAGCGTCGATGTGACTTCAAAAACATAATCATTAACAGGATAATTTTCAGGATCGAATTGCATATATCTACACGCAGCAGATTTAATAAACGGAATTAAAAAGCTGTCT